CCAGGCCGCGCAGGCGTGGCCGACCGCCTGGTTGTGCTACCTGGCGGGCGCGTCTGGTTTGTTGAACTTAAGGTTGCGGGCGGGCGCATGTCCGCGTTGCAGCAGGTCTTTGCGGCCGACATGGCCGCGCTAGGCCAAAACTACACAGTACTCTGGAGTAAAGAAGATGCAACTACGTTCGTATCAAAACACTGCGGCAGCGTTCCTGTACGAGCATGACCGGGCGATGATCCTCGCGCCGGTCGGTGCAGGCAAGACAGCTATCACGCTGACCGCCATGCGCGAGATGCTGCGCGACGGCCACGCCAGTCGGTTTCTCGTGCTGGCGCCGAAGCGTGTGGCTGAACACGTCTGGCTGGAAGAGAAGGCGAAATGGGCGCCAGAGATTACGATGGCGGTCGCCGTGGGCACCGCCAAGCAGCGCGCCGCTGCGCTGCGGGCGCCCGTGCAGGTGGTGGTGACCAACTACGAGAACCTGCCCACGGGCGGGTTTGACGGCGTGGTGTTCGATGAGTTGACCAGGCTGAAGAACCCAAGCGGCCAACGGTTCAAGCTGCTGGAGAAGTTCTTGCGCGAGGTCAACATCCGATGGGGTCTGACCGGGTCGTTCACCAGCAACGGTCTAGAGGATGTCTTTGGCCAGTGCAAGATCATCGACACGGCGTTGCTGGGGCGGCTCAAAGGCGTTTTTCAGCAGCAGTATTTCTCTTTGATCAACAAGGAGTTCAACCAGTGGGAGCCACGCGCCGGGGCGCTGGAGCAGGTCATGGAGCGCATCAAGCCGGCCACGTTCTTGCTTGAGTCGTACACGCTGCCAGACCTGAACGTGGTCGAGGTGCGCTGCCGGATGGACTTGGCCAAGTACAAGCAGATGAAAAAGGACATGGTGTTGGAGTTTCCCGACGCCCGTGCCATTGCGGTCAATGCTGGCGTGGTGACGGGCAAGCTCCAGCAGATGGCCTCAGGGTTCGTCTACGCCGACGGCGCGCCGCAGTGGATGTCGCCCCACAAGTTCGACGCGCTGGACGATCTGCTGGCCGAAAATCAACGCGCCAACACGCTCATCGCGTACAACTTTAAGGCCGAGTTGGCTGAACTGAAGCGGCGCTACCCGCACGCGCAGACGCTGGACGACGACAACGTCATCGAGCGGTGGAACAAGGGAGAGATCGAGCTACTACTGGTTCACCCCAAGAGCGCAGGCCACGGATTGAACCTACAGTACGGCGGCTGCAAGGTCGTGTTCTTGTCGCTGCCCTGGTCGTTGGAACTGTACGAGCAGACTATAGGCCGGCTGCACCGCAGCGGCCAGGCGCATCCGGTCTGGGTCTACCTGATGATCACCGACAAGACGGTCGATGAGAAGATTTGGCGCGCATTGCGCGACAAGCGAACGATTTCTGACATAGCCATAGAGGAGTTGAAATGAAGCTGACTTGGAGAAGCATGCATGAGGTGCTGACGAAATTGACAGAGGAAGAAGTGTTGAAGCTGTTGCAAGAAGAGCAGGCTGGCGCCAACCGCATCACCATTCTGCTGCGCCTGCACCAAAGGTATTGCGTCCTGCGCCTTGAGCGCGAGCGTATTCTGATCCTGCGCGGGGCGATGGCGGCATGAAGAAACCGCCGAGCATTGGATGGTGGCCGACTGGGGGCCATAGCGTCAGTTGGTGGGACGGCAAGAACTGGAGATGGCCATGCTTAGATACGGACAGTCTGAAGACTGTGGTGCGATACAGCAGCAAGATCGACACCGCGAAGAACATCAAGTGGTATCCACGGCCAGACAACTGGCCCGACAGGAGCAAGACATGAGAGAAGAATATTTCTGCCGCGCTGCGGCCCGCCAGAGCCTGTTCTGTGCCGTTTGGATCGTCGCCCTAGTGGCGCTGATTGCGTGGTTGGCATGACACACATTGGCTGGATGGTCAGTGAGTCAGGCGTTTGCATCCTGCTCACCAGGCGCCGCGAAGAGATGCAGTACTGGGTAGACCTCGGATGCGATGCGGTGCCGTTGTATGCGCTGCCCCCTGTGTAACGCGCCGACCAGCGTGGTCTCAACGCGCCATCAACCTGACAACACAACCCGAAGGAGGATGAATTGCTACAACAATCACAGATTCTCAACGGAGGAACGACCCGTCGTTTTCCCCGGACGCTCGACCAAGCATTCAACAGTGGGGCCGATTACGGCTGCTCCATTGTCCACTACAGAAACCGCTGGTCATGGGTCAACCGAACCGCCGTCTGCGTTCTTTGCGCTTTGGCACTGGTGTGGGGAGTGACGCTGTGGACTTGAAAACCCAACTACTGCGCGAAGAAGGCGCCGAGTCCTGCGCCTACCAAGACAGCTTGGGCTACTGGACGATCGGCGTAGGCCGGCTGATTGACTCGCGTAAGGGTGGCGGGTTGTCGAACGATGAGATCGACTTTCTGCTTGAAAACGATATCAAGACCAAGACCCGCGAGGTATTGTTGGCGTTGCCGTGGGTGCCCAGACTGTCCGAGCCGCGCCAGGCGGTGCTGATTGGCATGGCATTTCAGATGGGCATCGGCGGACTGCTCAAGTTCAAGCGCACCATTGGCAGCATCGAGGATGGACAGTACACCGAGGCCGCAGCAGAGATGCTGGACAGCGCCTGGGCGCGGCAGACGCCAGCACGAGCGCATCGCATGGCGCTACAAATGGAGACGGGCGAATGGATCCCCTGACCGCTGCGCTGGACGCAGGCAAGACGATCATCGACAAGATATGGCCTGACGCTGGTGAGGCCGAGCGCCAGAAGGTGCAGATGGCATTGGCCATCTACGCCGGCAAGGTTGAGATCGTCAAGGCGGAAGCGCAGTCCGAGCATTGGATTGTGGCGGCCTGGCGACCAGTCCTGATGTTGACCTTCGGTGGGCTGATCGTTGCCCGTTGGCTGGGTTGGTCTGCGCCCAACATCACAGAGGCAGAGATTTTGAAACTCTGGGGCATCGTGGAGTTCGGACTTGGCGGCTACGTCGTTGGGCGTAGCGTTGAGAAAGTTGTGCCAGCTATAGCGGGAGCGTTGAAGAAATGAACGAACGAATCCGAATATTTATGGAAGGCTACTTTGACATTACGGTTGATAGTCACGGGCGAGAGGAATGCACTGCCGACTACATCAACGTGCAGAAATTCGCCGACCTCATCATTATGGAATGCGCCGAGTTGAGTGTTGGTTATACAGGCAACGTGAAGCTCCTGATAATGAACCATTTCGGGATGGAACCCCATGAATGAACGAATTACTCAGCTTGCTGTACAAGCTGGTTTTGTATTAATACGAGATGAATATCTATTCACCGAAATGATGGAAAAGTTTGCCAAGTTGATTGTGTTGGAATGCGCCCGAGTAGTAAAGGCAAGTAGCCCTAACGGAATGATTGGGGTAACTGCCATACGGATTCATTTTGGAGTTGATCCATGAACCCCATAATCAAACAGCTAGCCGAGCAGGCTGGCATGAACATTAAAACGAACGTCATAGGCACGGCGTTGGTGTTTGGCACGTTTGAGGGGTACAAAACCTCGCATATTACTACCGAGGAGTTGGAGAAGTTTGCTGAACTTATCGTCAGAGACTGCGCTGGTTACATACATGGGCATGAGCTATTCACTGCATTGTTAAACCGATATGGAGTTGAGCCATGAAGTTAGTAGACAAAGTAACAATTCTTAGTACCACAACAACTCTAGACCTCGACGTAGGGCGCGTATTGCAAGCAGCCATTGACGCCAAGCTAAGACAGGTGTGGGTAATCGGTGAGGACGCGGATGGTGGTTTGTATTTTGCCTCCTCAGTATCTGACGGCGGTAATGCGCTGTGGTGGATGGAAAAAGCGAAGCGCGCACTGATGGAGATATCGGAATGACACCGCCCGGATGGGGAAGAACAATGAGTGAAGACAAATGTGGCGAAACGTGTAAACGAGCCAACCTATGCTATGCCTGCTCAAGGGAGTTGGGTGGGTGGCAGGGGCTGACGCTTGAAGACATAGACGATATTGGAGTCAGCAAGGATTGGGTCTATGGCGCACGGTGGGCAGAAGCTAAACTTAAGGAGAAAAACACATGAATTGGCTACCAGAACACAAATGCGGCCTACACTTGTCACACAACGAACACCGAGATGTGTACGAAACGGTTGATGAGTTCTACGAAGCTGACGATTTTATCTCTCCAGAAGAGCGGCACGAAGCCGTGGCGAAGGATAGTGTGTGGGTTTTGCATTGGTATCCTGACACACCTATCGGGTTCATCCGTTTTGCCGCCTCTACATTAGAAGCAATTGAAGCTAAACTACGCGAGAAGAACACATGAGAAAATGGTGGTGCAGTTGGTTTCACGGCGGTGGTGAAATTAAACGTGATTGTTACGACCGCATCAATTGGCAATGCAACAGGTGTAAACGCTGGGCTGACCCGGTGGAGGAGAAGGACACATGACCGAAACCGAAAGAAACCTAGACCTACTGCTAGGTGATGCCCTAGCGGAGAACGACAAACTTAGCAAAGCAAATGCCTACCTTGTCAATGCAACAGCTTTCGCGCTGGCTGAAGTTGCTACTTTCAAGAAGCGACTCAAGTATCAAGACGATAGGGAAGGCCACATCGGTACGCATGGCCCCGACTGCTGGGGCTATGGCCCCAAGCACTACGACTGCGCCCTTAGACACATCAACTCAATAACGGATGACGGAAAATGAAATACGAAAAAGTTACACAACCTTGGCCTGACACGCACGGCCCCGACTGCTGGAGCTATGCAGCGCGGGCGGCGCAGGATAACGTAAAAAGCCCACCGCACTACAAGCAGGGGGCGATTGAGTGCATCGAGGCGATCCAGTCTGCGCTGACTGAAGAAGAGTTCCGTGGCTACTGCAAGGGCAACGCCATGAAATACATCTGGCGCGAACGGCACAAGGGTGGAGCCGAATCTTTGCAAAAAGCGGCGTGGTATTTGGACTACATGATGCAGTGTGTGTGATGCACCCTTACACCGAACTGTTGATGCACTTGGCATCAAACCTAGTCCGCGAGTACCCCAACGGCGTGAGCACGGTCGATATGCACCTGCGCATGGCGATCTCGCTAGACAAGACCCGCAAGATATTGTGCTTTGCTCGCAAAGCCAGCCTGCTGGGCGTGGCCGGCTCCGGCGTCACCGCTCGATGGGCATCGCCTGAGCGGGCGGCAGAGCTAGACGCTGGGCGATGGACGAAGCGCAAGCTGCAGCATAAGGCTTGCAGAGATCGCAGGACAGCGAGGATCGCCGCCCGCCAGGCCGCGTCGGAACTGGCGCCAAGGCGGGTAGCGAAGCCGTTCAAACTTCATGCGCCCAACAGCGTGTGGCAACTAGCGGAGTTCCCATGCGACCCACAAAAGCGGCGATAGACGCGATCCGCGAAGCCTACATGGCCGACGTCTTGACGATCAGAGCGCACATCTTGGCGCTCAATGATCCGCACTTAGAAGATGCCTGGGCCGGCATCGAGACGTTTGCCGCCGTGGCGTTGCGGGTGATGGCGAAGACCAACCCGTCAAAGCTCAAGAGCGAGATGGTGACCGTTGGTATCTCGGCGCTACTATGAGCAAGCTAGACCTAATAACTTTTCTTGCGCCTTTGGGCGTAAGTTCTGTCAACACCATCGTGTGCAACTTAGAAGCCACCGGGGAAGGCAATTTGCAGCGCCTTTTGCAATTCACGCGCAAAGACGTTTTGCAATGGCCCAACATGGGGCGCGTGCGGCTAGCAAGCCTTGAGGCGTTGTTGTCTGAGCGGGGGTTGCAGTTGGCTTATGGCCTGTCGACCTTGCCGTCCAGCTTGTCGAATATGCGCCCTAGCAGGTCGCGTATCTCTTTCAAGTCTGAGCGGTAATCGTCCCGTGTCACATAGGTCTTAGGTAGCTCGACCGACAGGCGGGTAAGGTCGGCTTGGAGCAGCTTGACCGAGGACCACAATTCCCTCGCAAACCAGCCGGTAACGGCGCAGGATATGCCGAGGCCGGTGTTGAACAGGGACTGGTAATCCATCAGATCATCCTCGCAAGGAGTGGCACGGCCCCACCGGCGCAGGTTGCTAGGGCATCGAACCATTCTACGCCATGCGTGGGCCTCTCCGACCGTTGGTTGGAGAGCCAGTCGAGCACCTCCTTGCCCACTGCTGCGGCTACCACGAGGCCGTAGGCCGCGTCAGGCCGGCGCAGGACGGTTAGGGCGGCTAGGAAGATGAGCGCGCCGTAGATGGCGTGGTTGGCCTTATCTTGCGGGAGCGAGGGCATTCGGTCTCCTTGTGTCGTCGCGGCCAACGCCACCAATGACGATGCGGGGCGCGAGCGCATTCGTAGCAGCGCGAGTTGCAACTGTAGCCGCAGCCGGCGTCCAGTTGGTTGAATCGGTGATTGCTTTCAAGGCCGTTGACCGTTCTTTGACTGGCAACTGGTTCAACATCTCAAGCGCGGTTTTGCCCGATGCCATACCTTCACGCAACACGGTCATCGTTTTGGCGTTGAGCCGTTTTTCTAAGATGTCCAACGTCATGTTGGCTGCGTGTATGGTGCGACTCATCAGGCTAGGGAATTTTCCCATAAACATGTTGTCGTCAACAATACGCGAAAGTTCTTGCGCGCCGCCTTCGGCGGCTTTCTTCATTGCAGCATCGCGCTCAATTTCGCTGGCGACCTTTTCCAACGTGGGCATTTTGTTGCCCATTTCTTTGAAGATGTTGTAGTTGCCAGGGCCAAAAATAGCTTCGACAGCCGCCGGGTTGTCCCCGCGAACTAGCTTAACGTACTCTTCAGGCGAACTTTTGAACAAACGCACAGCTTCTGCGGCCATCTTGCGTTGCTCAATGTTTTGCATTCCTGTCGCATACGTTTTAAGGTAATTTTTCCACTCTGGCCCGCCGCCCGCTTTTTCAATTGCGTCGTCAATCAGCGGTTTCACCCTAGCCAAGATGCTTGCAGTGAGCTTGCTGCTGGTCTTAGGATCAGTCGGCCCTAGCAGTTGCGCAATGCGTTCGTTCAAGCCTTCTTTGCGCAAAGTGTACAAATCATGGGCGTCGATAATGCCGCCGTTTTTGGCCGTAAGTGCTGCGATGTCGTTTTTGATGTTCTCAAGTACGCTCACCACTGTCGGGCTGGCGCGAGTGCCTGGCGCGTTTATGGTGGCGTCCAACGAAGCGGTTATGGCGCCAGCATTTAATGGGCTTAAACCGTTGTCTGCAAGACTGCCAATCTGACGCTCAAGGAACCCCGCTTCTGCGCGGCGCTGCGCAGCAACGTCGGCAAACGCCGCTGAAGTGTCGCTCCATTGCCGAGATGCGCCCATCTGAGTACGAGCGGCCTGCCTTGCGCTGATGCTTGGAATGCCGCCTTCAGCGTCAGCAACGCGGGCCAACTGCTCACGCGCCGCAACTTGTCGTTGCGCCGCTTCAGTAGCTGCGTGGGTAGTAGACACCCCAACGCCAGCCTCGCCCATAGGCATACCTTCGCGCAATGCGGACACATACGAGGCACGTTTCTGTTCCAACCGAGGCATTAACTTGTTGATGGTTTCGCCTGCTTGGTTGGCCGCGCCGAGCGCAGTTGTCCGCATGGATTCGGTAAGCCCGTTGAGCGTGCGAACTGCTTCGTCTTGCGCCGCGCGCGCTTCGGTAGCGTTGCCGCCTTCAGCAGCACGTTGCAATACAGCTAATTTATCATCTGCTTGCCGTTTTAGAAGCATTACGTTTTCGTCTGTATTGCCAGCCAACGCGCCCAACGATTGCCAGGCTTGCCGGTCAACACCGGCAGCGGCTTGCGCTGCGTTGACATCTTCTGGTGCCGCAGCCAGCGCAGCGCGAATTGCTTTGATGTTGTTGCCTGCTGCGCCCGTAGCAATGCGACCGGCTTTTATCTTTGCTAGGTTTCCTGCCAGCGCGTCTGTGATGAAACCGGCGCCGGAGACTAGGGCTTTGGCTACAGGTGGCAATACGAGTGGCACCGCTGCGCCCACAATTGCGCCTGTGGTCGTATCGGCAGGGCTGGTAAGCGCAGTTCCTGCGGCACCTACAGCACCCCCGGCCAATGCGCGAGTGCCGATGTCTGCTGCGCGTTGCCCAATGGTGACGGGCGCAAGCCCCGACGCAGCGCGGGCCAATGCGTTTGTTTCAAGCCCTGTGCTGATACCACCCGTGCGAAGCGCGTTCACAAGCGCGCCAGCGCCGCCTGGAATGTATGAAGCTAGTTTTCCTAACGCGCCGCCAATGGGAAGCGTAGGCGCAACTTCGCCGATAAACTGCCCAGCACCGGCTTGCGTTGGGTACGCTTGTTTGTAGGGGGCCATTTCAGCCGTTTGCGCAGCTTGGCCAGCAGCGGCGTTCTCTTGCAGCCACTTGCCCGCTTGATCCAGCCCTATCTTTTGCGCCCCTTTGCCCAACAGTTCTTGGATGTTGAGCGCGACATTGCCAACGCCTCGGCCAAGGCCCGCAGCCAACGCTACATGCCCCGGCGAAATCAGAGATGCAATTGGCTTTTCTTCGCCCATTGCGGTGCCGCGAGTAGGCGCTCTATCAAAATGCGCTTCCATCAAAGATTGCGCTTGTTCAGGCGAGGTGCCTTCAGGCACTTCAAACCGCGCTATGCGCCCATCGGGCATTTGGAAGCGTGCAATAGGCATTATGGTTTACCCGGTTCAAAACCAAGGAATTTGACGCCTACGGATGCAGCAGCAGCGGCGGGTGCAGCACTTGCCGGCGCTGCAACACCCAACGCCGCCCTTGTGGCGGGCGTGAGGAATCTATCGCGAAAATCTTTCTTGCCTGTAGACGCGGTGTATTGTTGTTCAAGCCCGTTCAACTGCCCACCCATAAGCTGCTTGTACCTGTCTATCACTTGTTTCAATTGTGCAGGACTGTTAGCTGAATTGAGGGCAGAGTCAACCGCTGTACGAACACCCAACGCGCCTGCGCTTCCAAGAACCGCTTTGGTAAGCTCATCCGCAACGATCCGTTTGACTGCCGCAAAGTCAGTGGGCGCGGGGTGCCCGGTCTGTAGCGCGATGAAGTTGCCCGCTTGGTTGAACAAGCGCGTATCTCGGTTTTCCAGTGCATCGGATACTTGTTGAAGTGTCCCGAGGTGGTCAACAGCTACATTGAGCGCCCGCGTTGTGTCGCCTTTCTTACGACTTGTGAATTCTTTTTCAGCCGCGCTCATCACCCCGTATTGTTTTGCATCGTACCCCGGATACGCAGTGTTGACTAAATCCATCAACTGACGCCCTGCCGGTGTGGTCAAAGACCGCGCAGCAGGCGATGACTCGCGCCCTTCGCCGATGGCGCGTACTTGAGCCGCTACTTGCTTGGGTAAATGCGTCAAGAAATCTTCGCCTGTCAAGCCGGCTTTCATTGCCGCCGCAGGATTCTGAAGCACTGGCGCGCCGCTTGGCTGCTTCTCGGTTGGACTTGGAATGCCGCCTGGCGCCGCGCCGGGAATTGGAAACGCCGCTTGAACCCCGCTGATGTTATATGGATCGGCCGCAATAGCGCGTATGCCAAGTCCTGCGCGATTGACGTTAAGGTTGCCCCGCGACACGTCCAATTGACCTTGCGCAATTTCGTTGGCGGCTTTTTGCCCCGCTGTCATGCTTACGTTTGCAAGACTTGTACCTATGGGGTTAAAAATTGGGTTCATGTTGACAATGTTGCCTCCTGCCACCACGGGTTTTGCCATGTGCGCTTCAAGTGCTTTGCGGGAGTTATCGTTGCTAGTTGCCAACCCCAAAATGTACTGAGGCAATCTCTCGGCTTGCATGGGGATAGAAGCAAGGTCTTTTTGCGAAATGATGCCTTGATTTAAAAGTTGTTGCGCCACGCCGTAAACGTCATCGTGCGTTATCTGCTTGCCCGCTTGCGCCGCTGCGGCTAATGGCGCCAGCCCGCCCGCCAAAGCGTCATGCCTATCTTTGGCCGCTTTGAGGTCTTGCGCGGTTATCTCGCCCTTTGTTTTTGCTAAGGTAGCTTCTGACGCCGCCCGGTCCATTATTGACTTGAGCATGGCTTGACCCGGCGAACCAAACCGCATCAGTTCTTGCAAATGTGCAGGGTTATTTGGGTTGAAGTCAGGCGAACTGACCCGCGCATTCAGAGCTTCTTGTTGCGCATCCGATCGCTTGGCCGTAGACAAGGTGTACTTCGACAACTCGTTCTGCGACATTGCGTGCTGCAACTGTTGCTCGCCTAAAGCGCGTTGCTGAACCCGCGCCGCTAGCTCGTTGCGTCGGTCCTCGGCTTCGTTGTAGCCAGTCGCAAAGCTAGCGCCCAGCTTAGGGTCGAGAATGCCAAAGTTGATTTCGCCGGCCATGATTGATCCTTAGAAGTACATTCCTTCGGCAGGCGCTCCACCATACATACCTGCTTGGCTTCCCCCGCCGCTAAACAAGTTGTTGATTTTGTCTCCATACATGCTTTGCGCTTGGTTGAGACCTCTACCAAGGGTGTTGAATTGCTGCGCTCCAATGTTGCCCTGCATCAGCGCAGCATTCGCCTGGTTCGCGCCGCCGGTCATCATCAAGTTGGCGGCGTTGGTGCCGTACTGACCTTGTGCGCCGGCCTGCCCAGACGCCGCCGATTGACCAGATGTCATCAAACTACCCAACGGCGCCAGTTGGTTTTGCCGGTTGGTTTGGTAGCGATTGAAGGCGTTGCCGTACTCTTGCGAGGCCAGACCTTGCCGGTAGTCTTCCATGCCTTTCATGGTCTGACCGGAGATCAGTCCACCTCTGGCGCCAGCGGCATGGCCCATTGCTTTGAGGCCTTCGCCTAGCCTAAAGCGGTAGCTGGGGTCTTGCTGGAAATCCTGCATACCGAAGTCGCGAGCATATCGACCGTACCCCGCTGCGCCAGTGTTGCCGCCTAGCCCAAGCAGTTCCATCAGCCGGTTCTGACCAGTCAAACCAGCCTGGCGGTAAGGTTCTTGGAGAGCAATTTGCTGATCGCGGGCTTCTTTCTGCGCCGCAAGCGAATCCGCTTGTGATTGTGCGGCAAGTCGAGCAGCGTAGCTCGTTGCGCCGGCCTGTTTGCTTGCTGGGCCAAAACCGAGTAGGTCGGCGCCTGCGTTGACTATGTCACCCATGACTGTTCTCCAATCGGATCATGCCGTTGTTGCGGCTGATTTCCGTAAAGCCAAAAAACTTTGCCAGCCGCAGCGACTTGACGTTGTCGTCATAAATCTTGACAACTATCGTACCATGCGCAGCGGCCATATCGCGCAGGTATTTTGTGATCTCACCGCGTATGTTCCAACGCCCCCGCCGCTCCGGCACAACGAACAAATCAAACTCATTGCCCGATGCGATGAATGCCCCGCCATCGAAAGGCGTCACTACCATCCGCGTCTCAAGAAGCAATCGAAGCTCCTCTGGCGCGTCAATACCGCGATGCTCTAACAAGTAGTCTTTGACCACTTGCCAGACATCATCAGCTAACTTCCCGCCCTGAGACACGAATGTTCAGGTAGTTGGCGATACTGGCGATAGTGCTGATGTAGCCACTGGGCGCCAGCACTTGCCCGACAAGCTCCGGGAAAGTGTAGACCTCACTCGGTTGCAGCGCCTTGGTCTTGACAATCAAGTTGGCATTGCCAGGCGTATCGCCGCCAGTCACCAGGTTGATCGAGATCGTCGCCACGCCACCGTCAAAGTTTGTGACTGTGAACTTGTCGATGATCGTGGTGACGTTCGTCGCGGTGTACTGCGTTGTCTGAGCCGTCGCAACGATGGCCGCAGGGACTAGGACTTTCGCTGTGACGGTCATGGATTACACCGAGGTGATGGTGCGCCAAGCGGTGCCGTCATAGACGCACAACTTTAATGCTGTGGAGTCAAACACCACAAGACCAGCAACAGGGCCGACGATGTTGGTTTTTTCTGTGCCAGTCATCACCGGGAACTTGAAGCCCTTTGTTGTTGAGGTGACATCCACAATGGCGCTAGACGCCGGGGTGCCAGTGCCAATGCCCATCAGACCGGCGCTAGTGACGCGAATTCGCTCAGTACCAACAGTAGTTCCCGTGGTGATTGAAAACGCGGTGGGAACTACACCGGCAGAAACCGCGCCATCAACAAAACCAGTAAAAGCAGCGCGGGTTTGATTGGCAGTTCCGTCAGAGCCCAGGAAAGTTACTGACCCAAGAATGTCGCCGCTTTGAACCGCGTCAAAAGATGTAGCCGTTGTTCCACGAGTTTTTGCAAGATAGAGGTTGGGGCCGGCGGTCGTATTTGAATATCCGCGTTGCACCACGCTGGGCGCTGCTGTGGTGGCATCGCCATAAACCTGAACGCCAAATGCACCCGCCGAAGTGTTCGGCCCGCCAACAAGCAGCTTACTCTGAATCGACACTTCACCAGAGCTACCAACCCGCATACGTTCGGTTGCGGCAGTAGAACCAGTGGTGATGGAGATGGCGGTGGCCAAAGTTGCAGGCGAATTGGAGACTGTGCCATCAACAAATCCGGTGATGGCAGCAAACGCCGCCATGCCGCTGCCGGTTGAACCGTAGAACGTCACAGCGCCAAGCGTGTCGTACAGATTCACGGGGACGGACGTATCGGTGGCCGTGCTGCCGCGAGTCTTGTACAAGCCAAGAGCAGCGCCGTTACTGTCTGTTGAGTAACGCCACGACATAAGGTCGGCCGTGCTGCCATTGGCGCCGGCTGGACCGTAGGCTTGCAAACCTTTGGTGTACCCGCTGGTGGTAGGGCCACCAATAAGAACCTGAGTGCTAGCGTTCACTTGCGGCACATTGGCCGTGGTCAAACCGGTGATGCTGCCCGCGCCATTGATAGTTACAGTCATGATTTTTCCTTAAACAACAGAGTAAGAGAAGCCAGTGGGGATAGTAATGGTTACGCCGGAATTGATTGTGATAGGCCCGGCGCTCATTGCGTTGTAGTCGGTGCTGATAGTGTAGTCAGTGGAGACTACAGCCAAGTTCTCGTACAAGTACAAGTTAGGCTCAACGTAGTTGAATAACTGCGACACCGTAGCTTGCGAAGTGACGCCTCCCTGAACTACAGCAAGAAGCTCGGCGCCCGTCAGCGGCGTGATCGCTACAACGGGCAGATTTGAAATTTTAACGCCAGACATGATTGGTCCTTTTTAGACTTGCCACCAGTTGCCGCCGGTGTTGGATAAACAGAAGCGCACCACCTGCCCTGCTGCCAGTGCTAGGTTGACGCCGCCTGTCAGTTTGAACGTGTTGGCACCTGACGCTGAATGGTTGATCGTCAGGTTGGCGTTGCCGGCCTCGATGAGCAGATCGCCGTTGCGGCCGTAGTCCGACACTGCGTTTGTTGTGGTGTCGAATGTTGCGGTTGTAAGCGTAGTTCCTGGGGCGGCGGTCACAACTACTTTAGTGTACCCAGTAACGACAATAGTTGTACCAACGCCTGACGGCGTCAATGCCGTTGCCGGCTCGGCATACCGCACCATTTGCAGGCTAGTGCGCCGGGGTGAGATGGCGCTGAAGTAGTGGGCGTTGTTGCCGTAAATATCTCCAGCTACCCATTGCCGCAAGATTGGATAGACCGTGGCGCCTTGCTTGAATGAGGTGATGCCGCCAGTGTAGAACTGGTCGTTGGTGTCAAAGAAAGTGGCCTGGCCGGTCGAGTACAGACTTGCCAGCGATGGCGTGCCGCCGCCAAGGAACAACGATCCTATGCCAAGTCGTACCGGCTCAGTGCCGCCGTTGGACCCAGCCCAACAATTGATGATGGCAGAGTAATTGGTCGCTAGGTCGAACCGATCAATTTTCCCGCCTATGAACGTGAAGGCGCGATAGACGTTGACAACGCGAACGGCTTCGCCGCCAGTGGTCAGACTGCCCCAACGTTCAAGATTGCAGTTCAACAGCGTGATGTCGGGATAATCGTTGTCGGCAAAGTCGTTCTGAAACCCGTCAAGGTTTGTCGGGTTGCTGCCAAAAACGCCCCAATAATCGCCTTCGTTCAGCCCATTGCAAGCGTTCAGCAAGATGGAGCCGCGAAGCCTGTAGCCTGCCTTGCCTGGCCCGCATTCCAGCGCGTAGCAGCCAATCCAGTTTACGCCAGGCCCGCAAGCAACGCGGAACGAGTGACCCGTCCGACTGAGCGACGACACGTTGATCATCGACATCGAAAAGAAATGCGGCGCGTAGAACCCGTCATCGCCCGATTCAAGGTAGAGGTTCTTCAACTCGCCCAAGTAGACTTGGCCCGTGATGCTGCCAAAGTCAATGCCTTTGCCGGTGCCGGTATTGACCACGCCAAAGTCATGGAAGAAGGGCCGCAAGTACTGCATCGCCGCAGTTTTAATAACTGGCGTAGCAATACCGTCAGCGTAAATCTGCGATTCCCACGGTCCATCACCATAGATTGTCAGGAACTCTTTGCTGACGCTCAACGACGCGGTGATGCGGTAGCGACCGCCGGGGATGTACAACGCTTTTCCACCGTACTGCGCAGTGTTCTGGCAGTACGCAATAGCGTTCTGGATGGCGACCGTGTCGTCCGTAGTGCCGTCACCGACAGCGCCAAAGTCTTTGACGCTGACCGTATCGCGCAGCTTGGACTGCACCGTGCGGCCAGACCCAGACACCGGGACGTAACCGACCAACGAGGAGCCTTGCGCGCTGTTGGTGGTGCTGGCAAGACTAACCTCAAACGCAGCCAGCGCAACAACGGCGTCTTGCGTGGTGATGTTGTCGACAGTCCAAATTTCTACGTCGGTAGAGTCAGTTAGCGTAAGTTTGTACGATGCGCTGCCCAACCACACCGACGCTTCCCCCCGGCTATCGAGGATGACCGGGTTGGGATTTAATTGAGTGCTTGATGCGGTGGTGTAGGTTGGCAGCGGCGCAGTGGTGCCCGCAGCGTAAGAGTAGAGCTTTCCACCCACCAAAGGAACGCCGCCTTCAGTGAAGAACTGCAACTTTGGAACGGGGGAGAGAATTGCGCTCATGGGCTAGCCTGCGGTGATGTTGACTTTGAACGCGGTCAGGACCGCAGAGTAGGTGCTTGGCACTGCCGGGGGGCCAACAATCGCCGGGTACGCGGCCAATGTTGTAGTAGCCGTTACAGGCAGCCAAACAAGTTCGACATACTGACCGGACGATAAAGTCAGGAAGAAATTCCAGCCGGCAATAATATGCCCGTTTGCGCCCGCGTGCTTGCCGGGCACAAAAATAAGACCGTTAGACCCAATTACGTTAACACCGCCAATGCGCAGCCACAAATTTATGTCGTCAGGCGTTGCAATAGTGTTTTCCACTTGAACGCTAAACTGAAAGTTGTAGACGCCTTGTTGCGTGACATAAATTTGCGATGTTGTTGCGCCGATGTAGACGCCGCTGCTTACGTCGGTGCTGTTGAATTTTACCGGAGTTGGTACGGTAATGGAGCCGACTTGGTTGGTTGTGTCGTAAAACGAACCGTAAGGCGTAGGCGCAATGTTTTGCACTTGAGGTGACAAAGCCAGCGCGTTCACATCCGACTGAGTCTGCGCCAGCGCGGCGGTGACCGTAGCCAATTGGTCAGGTGCAATGCTTGGCAATGTTGGCGGGCCAACCTGCAAGTCGAGCAACGTGGTGGTGTCAGACCCGCTACCTGTCAGCGTAAACAAATTTAGGAAGAACCGATACCATTCCCTCGACATGAGGTTTGTACGCTCATCGATGAAGGGCACCCGAGGCGCCGGAATCTGGGTGATGTTAAGCATTGGTCGGGGTGATGAACAGTTCAGCGCCCATAATTGCGATCTTCACTGGGTCAGTGCCCGACACCTCGTAGACTCGGTCCCGGAGCTTGTCAGTCATGCCCAGCCTGCGCCAGATGGTGCGGTATCCATATTGACCGATAGCACCCATCGAGCGCCAATGCTCGTTTGACCAAGTGTGACCGCCATCATCGGACCAGCGAAGCATGACTTGAGGGTTGGCGCCCTGAGTGGTAATCACTGATACCAAAATGTCTTCGCCCGACTCAGTCAACAAGTCGTCAGTCAAGCCTACCGTGGTGGTGGCTAGAAGATCGATGTTGGACTCGCTGGTTATGTCCTCATTCAGTTCCGTAGCCAAAAACGGGTAGCCTTCAGCCAGCAGGTTCTTCATCTGCGTCGAAGGGTCAATCCCGTTCAGCCCTACGCCGGTCTCGGCGTCGAGTTGCAGCGAGTGATGCGCCGTGCGCTTGAGGTTGTTCTGGCCGGTCGGCAGCGCCCGCCATGACCGCAGCCACCGCTGAACTTGACCGTTGTCAGCATACACATCCAGATCGAATGCGTAGATGTTGCCGTTCTCAAAATCACCAACAATGATCGTGCCGCCAAAGTTGCATTGGCAGTTTGACCTGTGCCTAGTGAACAATCCGTTTTCAAACCCGGCGCGTTCGTGCCAGGCTTGCACCGATACATCGTAGACCCAGGTCTTGCCGGCAGACGGGAAGGTCAAGACGTAAAAGGCGTGGCCTTCTTGCTGGTAGGTGTAAGCCACCGCGTCCGCAAGGTTGCCGTACTGGGCAATGGCGTACTCGATGGCGTGCGTCGAGACCCTGACGCCGCTGTAACCGTTGTTTCGGTAAACAATACCCTGGCCCCGAGCGTCAGTGCCCAACCAGAACAGCGCGTTGTCGAGCTTGGCGATGGAGAACGCCGCCACACAGCCAATTTCGTTGAACGCGCCTTGAATGCGCGTGAGCGGAAAATTTGCTAGGCCAGCGTCGTACCAGACTTCAACCGAGTCGGTGCCAAAGACCCACATCTCCCGGTGATCGACTGCAAGTGCTACCACACCATCAGGCGAACCATCGGCGCTGGAAAAGTCCAGCGAGTTGAATACCAGCGGGTAGATGTACGTCGCTGATGCAGGGTCGACCGAGTCAACGCTCCAAATGCGCTGGCTGTTCGGCTCATTGAAGACAAACAAATTGTCGATGTACGCGACGGTGACAGCACCAGGGAAGTTTTCATCCGTGATCTGGTCAAACGCGCCTGTTGGTTCGTAGTAGGTATAGCTTGGACCGTTGCAAGCAAAGAAGATTACGGCGCCGTTGTCCGCGATGGACACCGGGCCTGTGCCTGACACGGTGCCGATCTTTACCGGCGTTGCGCTGGTGCTGGTGAGCTTGAAGACCTCAACGCCTGAAACGACGTAGAAGTCCGATCCATTGGTCTGATGTGCCCACAAGGCCCGGATAGGCCCGGTGCCGACCGTCTGGAGGAACTGCAATCCTGGGGCGCGGTTTAAGAACCCGGCTTCCTTGCCACCATCAGGTATGGCTTCAGGAAACAGGTTGACAAGCCTATTGTCCGCAGCGTTGATGCTGCGGGCAACGTATGCTTGACCCAGGATGGGAGTCTTCACTTAATAGTTGCCAGCAAAGATGTTGAACCGTTGCCGAGTGCCCACGATGCTGTACGGCAGCGACATGATGTCATCCGGGCTGTTGATCCGCTTCAAGTTGCGCTTGGATGTCATGGCGATCCGCGAGACCTGCGGCGCCGGCTCGACGCCAAACTCAGCCGCGATTTCGCAAGCCAAGTTGTACCGGAATGCCCGCAAGTAGCCTGGCGGGAAGGCCAACACTGTCGCCAACGTGGCTGGTTGAGCCAACTGCGCGGCAGAGATGAAATGCCATTCCAGCACCTTCGTCGGCACCGGGTAGATGTGCATGTCGACGTTGGGGTAGTTTGTGTTTATCCACAGCACCTGTGGATAAGTACTGGTCACAGTCTTGACAGCGATGCCGTCGTACTGCTGCTGGTTGATGATCTTGATGCCAAACGAGATGCCGTTGGCCGGGTCAACGAAGTACGTCGCGTCGTCCAGCAGCACCGGGCGGTCGCCGACGAAGTCACCAGTAGGGCCGAGGGTCTGGCTAATGCGGCCAGGCGTCCACAGGAAGACTTGCTCTTGCGTTGTGAACGTCGAGAGCTTTTCAGTACCCCATGAATCAATCATCTGATTCAGGGCGGTGAGCGAGTCCTGGGACGTAGCAGCGGAAGGCGTCTCACCCTCGGCAAGTTGGCCGATTAGGCGCAGCGCCCCGTTGATCTGGTCCCCGGCAGTGGTGCTCATTCAGACTCCTTGCGGCGGCGTCTCAGTTCGTTCACTGGTGCCTGCTCGCCTGGAGTATACCTTACCCAGCCGTTCTTTTCATCTTGCTCGGCCTCAAGCTCTGCCATAGCGACCTTGGTGCCGTGCGTAGGGTGCTTCAGATAGATTACCACAGATCGCCCCTAAAAATTGGTCCCCTACGCCTTGTGAGCGTAGGGGAGATGCGTCACTTTTTAAGCGATGCGGTAGAAAGTCCAAGCAAGGTCGCCCGTTTTACGAGCGCGCCAAGCAGCGGAAGTCAGCGTTGCGGATGTGACCGTGCCAACCAGAGTCCAGCCAGTTCCAACAGCAATGGTGAGGGTGCCCGCACCAGAGTTGATGAAGTTGACATCAAAGAAGCTGTTATTTTTGGCGCTGGAGACCAACGCTTCCGTATCAGCCACGGTTGGCAAAGTGATGCTGGCCGACGAGCCAGTGTAGATGACGATGCCGTTGGTAAGTTCAGCCGGCGTCAAAGTGGCCGCAGCCGCTTTAGACGTTGGGGCGGCTTGAACGCCGATATTAACTTCAGTTAGGTTGCCGTCACCGAGTTGGTAACCGCCTGCGCCATTAGGGAGAGCCATGATAATTTCCTTTAGATGTTGCCGTCAGTGATCGTGCTATCAGGCCGCGCCACCAGAACCAAGTAGGTCTGAGCCGCAGTCGGAGTGATAGACGCCGCCGTGTTGTTGCTGAACGTGATCGCGAGGGTATTCGCCGCAGAGACTCTGCAACCCACAATGCCAAGACCTGCTTGCGCAGTAGGCTTATTGCAAGTCACATGATCTCCGGGGAGAAGACCGTTAACCGTAAACGTCTGTTCTGCCGTCGTGTTGAGCACGATGAGAGCAGGCGTCAAGGTTACGCTAATGACGGACTGTTTTACCAGATTGCCAGTAACGTAACTCATGTTCAACCCCAGAGGCGCACGGCCATTTGCGGACGAATGACGCTATACCCATACAGAACGTCGATACGACAAGGCATACGGTCATTGTTGATATCGTACTGACGAACAATACGCATCGAGATGCCGTTGTGAACCTGGCGTGAAGCCATGTCGACACCCTGCGGCAGCAAGAGGTCAGCCGTTGCAAATGTGATCGCGTTTTTCTGGTAGATCAAATTCTGTGCGTAGCCCGTGGAGGCCGCGCCGACGAAAGTGATGGTGCCAGTAGTAGCAACCGGGAAAGAGTCAATGGTCGCCAATGCGTTGCTGGGGGTGTACATCGCAGGCGAAATAGCCAACGTCATAGTCGTGCCAGAAGTAACGCTATTGTCAGCAGTCACAACGAATTGCTGCAAGCTGCCGGTCGACTGGCGGGTCTGCGGGTTGACGCTGTAGACGCCAGCAATGGTGAACACATCGCCCTTCAGAACGGTTTTGGTGCCGCTCGTGAAGCTGATGTCCAACGTCGCTTGACCTTGCGTGGCAACGGTAGTTGCAACGATAGGCGAAGCGGGGAAGTTACCAGTGGTGTGGTTCACAATCGACTGCGACATGTTGACTTCGTCGTAGCCCAGAACGCCAGTGCCCATCATGCCTGCGGTGAACTGCCGGCTGATAGTAGACGTTGGGTTGAAGAAACCCTTCATGCCCTCGACCAAGTTCGCATTGGCGGCGGGGTTCACCGTCGCGTAGCGGTCAGTCATCGGCGATGCGTACTCGTTCAGCTTCTGGTTGCCTTGCAGCAGGACCAGCGAGGTGGACGGCGTGGTGCCAGGCGTGCCGACAGTCGAGTAAATCGACTTGTAAGCGTTGGCGACATCGTTGTCAATGCTAGAGGCCAACTGCGAAATACGGGGTTTGAGAACCCGTTCCGCGAAGTCGTCCAACTGCATGGTCAGTTCAGCAGAGGTGAAGTTGACACCGATGTGCTTCTGGCTTGCGACCGTCAGCGTGGTGTACTGCTCGTTGTCGTCCTGGACTTGCAGGGCGGCGCCATCGGTCACCAGAGCACGGTCGGGCAGACGAATGCGCAGGGTGGAGCCGATCTTCGCACCTTCAACGGCGAACGAGTCGTCGTATTGGCGGTTGACGTTGCGGGTGAGCACCAGGTTGTTCTCTAGGCCATGTGTTCGCTCAAGGTCGTTAGGCTTGAACCGCCCTTTCGGGCTGCTGCATGTCACCATGCAGAGCAGACTATCTCTTCACCCTATTGCTAGGGGTTGTGCGCTTCCAGCCACTTGGCTGTACTCCCTTTCGGGATAGTCGTTACACCTTCCGCTGATGAGGGCAAACGCCGCCGTTTTTGTGCTTGCCAACTTGACAGTTCATGCACAGAACTTGGAACCCGTCTGGGAACTTGTTCTTGACGAGCCACAGATAAAAGCCTGTTCCGCTACCGGAGTACAACTTGGCTTTTCTCATGTCGGCCCCGTCATTGTGCACGTGGTCTATTGACAAGAACATCTTCTCAGCTTCACCGCAACAATTGCACTTGTAGCCGCCATAGGCGCCATACACTGCTTCTCGTTGCTTGTCCTGATTGCGCTTGGTCTTTTCAGATTCGGCAAGCCGCATGGCGGCTACTTCTTCTGGCGTTCCATTCGCAATCTTTCGGTTGCGCCATTCGCGAGAGTGTTCCCGAGACTTCTCTCGGTTGTTGGCTCGCCAATCGCGCATTCGCTGATTGAAGACTTCCCGGTTACGTTCACGGTACCTAGCAGCCGCTTCACGGTTCTTAGTCCGCGTTGCTTCGTCAGGTTCCGCATTACCTTCTTCTTTGGCTTGGCTCGGTATTTTCATGTAATCATTCTACATGACGTCCACCGAATTCACACAATTTTTTTCTTGACGTTGCCGTCAGGGGAGACCGATTAGTTAATCTCCAGAGCTTTCCGGGTGATCATGTCGATGGTAAGGATCGAGTTTGACATGACCTAACATTCCTTTCAGGGTTAAAAACTAGCGGAGGCGTGCTTCCATCTTTTTCATCTGTCGGGCGCGGTCGGCTGCGATCCATTCTGAAGTGCTCATCGACTTGATGGAGCGTGGATCAGTTGTATCGTAGTTCGATGTACCCTTGCTGCTAGGCGTGACAGGCTGAACAGGTGGTGGAGCACTAGAAGTCTTTTTGACCATCGGTTCCGAAGCCAGTTTGGCTTCGATACGTCCGATCTCTTTGGCCTGCACATAAGGCGCCAAGCGGGAAATACGATCTGCTTCTTTCGGATTGGCACCAAGGTAGTAGGCTACATCAGGGCCAATATCCGACGATTGGATCGTCTGTGCCATCACGGTCGTGATCTTGAGACTAGGATTGTACGCAACTTGTTCAAAGTCATCGTATTTATTCCTGGCATCTTCCTCTTTGTCGTGATAAGCACCGAGAATTTCTGTCTGCTGGCGCTGCACATCCCGTTCGTAGAGTAGCTGCTCGGCCTTCTTCAACGCCAATGCATCGGCGTAGGATTCAGTCGAGTCAAACTGCTCTGGTCTGGGATCAGCAGCGACGACAGGGGCAGTAACAACCCGCTCTCGTTCCCACTTTCGTTGCTCGCGTGCGAGCCTCTTTCCTATCGCGGCATCCAACTCTTCTTGAGTGAACGCCTTTACCGGCTGTGCTTCTACGGGTTCAGGTGCCGCCGTGGCTTCCTGTTCCGGCGCGGGTACTTCCGCTAGTACTTCTTCAGACATTGTGTGAATCCTTCGATTCCCTGGTGAGCCGCACCAGTACGGTTAACGTGCGTTTGCGTACTTCAGCGGATTCTCGGCGAAGGCTGCGTAGATATATGTTTCAGCAGAAGTGTTTACACCATCACCAGCATTACGAATCTTAAACCCGTTAGACAAAAAGTCAGTGGGAAATGCGTCGTTAATTTCTGCTAAAGAATCGTTGGGGAAAAGGACGTTTCTAAGAGTATAGTTATACGGTTGCCTAGATGAGTCTTGCAGTATCCACCCTTGAACACCGCCAGTAGACTTTTTAATAAGTATCCACCGTGGCCTAAACCCAGTGTAGATAAACGGACCATCCGCGCTACCGTTGCCCGTGTAACTACCGAATGCGCTGTAACCTGCTACCGGTGCCCAGCAGTATGCGACGTAGGTAATTGTTGATGCACTTGACGCAGCATCGCCCCCAACGGAAAAAACGGATGATGTCGGCGTTACACCTTGAAATACTTGGGAATTAAAACCCTGCCCTACCGTTCCATTTAGAAAAATTACATATGAAGCACTTGTTAAACTAATGTGATAGCAAGGCCAATTAACTGCATTGGTTCTTCCTTTTACAACAATGAATTGTGGAGCAACACCCAACCCATGCCCCACCGTAGCATTAGCCCCTGTGCCCGTGTACGTCACAACAGAGAACCCAGCAGTGGTGTTTGCACTCACCTGGGAGGTGATAGTCCCCGCAGTGTTGCTGACCGCTGTGCCACCGGCTTTCCATTGCCAACCGACGTAGTTGTCGCCTGAAGCATTTACCCAAGCAGAGGATGTTGACCCAGGAGTCAGCGTAAACCCGTTGGAGTTAAACGAAGAAAGGTAGCCGTAAAGGTTACTTTGCCCGCCTTCCGCATCTGTCAACGGCAGGATCAAACTACGAGCAGACCCCGATCCACGGACTGAATCGTACAGCGTATGGTACTGCGCTTGGGTTCGGTCTTTAAGCCAAACAAAATCCGGCTGAAACGATACGGTATTGACTGCGTTGCTGATGCTGTTTGTTGCGTTTGTTCCCGGCCACAGCGTAGCAGCCATCGCCACCCGGCCATCTGGTACTGCAAATGTAGTTGCCATGATTAGATGTTGTAGGTGTTGAGAGCCAAGAAGCCCGTGGGCGGGGTGTAGGTGAAGGGTTGCTGGCCGAAGTTGATAGACGCAGTTGCGGTGTTATAGCAAGACACGCCAAGGAACCAAGTTCCGGCAGCTAGGCTGGAAAACGCAACGCCTTGACTTACGTTATTCTTGTAAAACGTAAGCGTTCCAGCGGTAACATCAAATGCAACACCAACTACATCATTGTCAGCAACAGTAGCTCCGTAAGCAACACCCGCGTTATTGTTATATTTTTGCCCGTTAAATCCGTAATAACTGTAACCATTTGCATCCTGCCCTAAAAACCCTGCGGGAGCAGCATTTTGTGTTATGCCAAAATGAATGCCTGCTGTTGCCGATCCGCTTGTTGGCGTTACTTCAAAATACCATTTGCCAGAAGTGACAGCAATTGTCCCAAGGCGCGTTCCCCACGCCGCACTAGCGCCAAGCAAATTCAAGTTACCACCAGACAACGTACCCGCACCGTTTTGCAACGGATTCAACACAGCATAGTTCGCCACCGTAGCCGAGGTCAGTGTCGGCACATCAGTCAGTGAGTCGTATGTGGACCCAGCAGTGAGGCTGATGTTGTTCGGCGTCCAGTTGTTGGCGTTGCCGCTGGAGTCTGCAACTAGGGTCGTTGTGCTGGTGGTGTTGGTGAACGGCAAATAGAACCCATTGGTCCCGTATGTCCCGGCGTACTTGATCGGCAGCCACTGGTTGTATGTGCTGAATGCACCGAAGCTCGTGGGGGCTAAGGCTTGACCGTCTACGAAGTTGACTTCTGCTAGTTCGCCGTCGAAGTAAAAAGTGGAGCTAAAACCATACCGGCCCAAGTTCATTACAGAGCTACTAGGGATTGCGGTAGCTGTGCCCGTCTTGACCGATACACCGTTGACGTACAAGGTAAACGCCCCGGCATTGTTAGAGAAAACAATGTGATACCAAGCGGCAGGGTCTCGATAGGCCGCAGTAGTTGCCTGCGCCGTACCGTTGTAGTAATACAGAGTGTCCGTGGTTTGGTTGAACGCCAGACCATACCCGTCCGTATTGCCGCTGTTGTTGTAGCTGAAGAAGTACTGGAAATTGCTGGTCAACGACCCACGCTTGACCCACATCGACACCGTGAAGGTACTGATGGAAGCGGAAGCAGTCCTGTTCAGGTACGCACTCGCACTAGACCGGAAACGCAGGGATTTGTTCAAAAAGTATCCCACGATGCCACTGGCGCCCGTGCCGGTATCGGCATAAAGCATCCCTTGGATGCCAAGGGAAATGCTGTTTCGGGCGCCGAGGAAGCTCATCGTGAATTTACCGGTTTTGCGTAAAGGTCACCAGCAGCCGCAACTTGAACCGCGCTGACTTGCCACGGCGCGCCAGTGCCAGTCGGAATCTTAAACGGAATGGCCACGTTCGCAGGCACATACGTTCCATTGGTAGCCGAGGCGGTCACACCTTCGCCCACCAGCACATACGCCGCTGAGGTGACCGTTATTACCACGCCTTCCGGCCCTGCAGGCCAAGTGCCTGTAGCTCCAGCAGTGCCGGTATAGCTGACCGTCTTGGGGCCGAGTTGTGTGCCGATGCAAGGATTAAGTAGTTCCATCAGTTACCCCAAGAATCTTAATTTATAGAGCGTTGTCAAGTACAGTTCGACAATGTTGTCGATCAACTGCTGCAACGAAGAGTCAGTCTTGTCACATACGTCATACCGCACAGACTCAATTTCGTCAAGTTGCGCTTGCAAGAATTCGATGATATTAGTCGTTTTCTTGGATGACTGCAAAGTGATTCCGCCGATCAGCCCGTGCCGGCCTTGGTAGGCTTCAGCAAAAGCATCTGCATGATCGACGATGCTGTCGTAGAAGGTATTCAACGCCACATGCTTGGCGTAGCTGCGTGTGTTGAGGTGAACGCTGTGCGCCACATCTCGGCCCAAGAAGAGCAGGCCCATGAAATCTGCGGCTTTCATTGCTGCATCTCCTGCATAGGTTCTTGTGATTCTTGTGGCATTTCAGCGCCCACATCCACATCCCGGCCAGGCATCTCGCCCACAAGGTCACCGCTGGTGATCATCGAGTGAATGGTGCCCAAAACTATTTCTTGAATTTGATCAGGCGTCATGCCGGCCATTGTGGCGCTGATCCGCTTGGTCTCAGCATCGTAAGCCTTGACCTGGCTATCAAACTGCTTGACCTGCAAGTCTTGCGCTTCCATCGACTTCGACACGTTCTGGAGCATCTGGTGCATCTGCTCCATCTCCTGACCCATCGCTTGCATCTGCTGCTGCGCGGCCTGGAGTGCCGGATCGTCTTCATCAGCCAGCAATTTCGGGTCAATGGTCTTGGCAAACCGTTTGCTCATTTCTTGAGCGCCTGGCCAGTCCATGTTCTTAATAAACAGATCACCCGCCACCGCCCATAGTTGCGGGTTGCCCTGCAAAAGTTGGCTCATGGCGTCCAGCGACTCCTGACGCTTGGTCATGTAGCTCGGACCAGTCGTCACGCACACGTCGTACTGACCAACCCCGGGGTTGTAAATCTTCTTGATCACAATGCCTGTTTGATCCACGATCTTGCGCACCGGCTGCGGCTGATTTGGGTCGATCATCGCCGAATCTGTCTCCCCATCGATGCCGATGATGCGGGCAATGCGCTGGGTGTCGTAGATTTTCGGGATCAGGTCCACAATCTGCCGAGTGGTGTGCCTAACCGCCCGCGCCAGGTTGTCAACGTAGTGGTAGGTGCCTGTGTCGCCCTGTTTTTCACGCGCCAATATCGCTCGGCCAGAGCGTTCGTTGCTTGTGGCGCCCAAACTAGAGTCATATTGGCCGGTAGTGCTCTTGATGTCATCAGACGCCCCCGCCTTGGCCTGTAGAAGCCCGCTGGAGGCCATAGGAGGCTGTGATCGCTGGGGTAGTGGCAGGATGCTTCCCTGGCCGTCTGTAACGTCCGGGTTGACCTCCAAATACGGCCAGTTGGTCGTGTTTGCGGTCTTCCACTGGTTCTCGTAGCCTTCAAACTGACCGCCGTACCCGATAAACGGGGCTTTTGGCGCCAGTGCAAGCATCTCGGCCTCTTGGCTGACCCAGTAGTTGTACATCCGCTGGGCATCTTTGGCGTTGCGCACCAGCCCAGAGACGTACAAGCGCCCATCAACCTCAAATTCGTTGCCGACAACACGGATGACGGGTATCCACTTGCCCGCCCAGTCGTGTTCTTCCATGAACTCGACACCGTTTGTCTTGCACCATTTGATCTTTTTCTGGTCGACAATGCGCGTTTTGATGGGCTTCATGCCCATTTGACGCATTTGCTTGTCTTCTGGCGAGTTTTCCATCGCCGACACGTTGCCGTGGTACAAGTTCAGCGTGCCAGGCTTGTGTTCGACGTAAAAATAGTCCGCAATTCGGATTGTTTCTTCGCTAATCCACGGACTCAGGCTCTGATCGCCCACTCCACGCTGCATCAGCGTTGAAACAGGCGATGCATCCGGAAACTGACGCTCATATTCGTCGGTTGTCAAGTCCTGAGTGACAAAACACCACTCTGCATCCGACCCGCAAGGGTCTTGGATGGTTGGGTCCATGTACACGCTGAACGAATTGCGCACCCGAGCGATGCGGATGTCTTGCTCAAAGCTGTTGTCGTTGCAGTACTCGGTCAAGAGCCGGATGTAGCCCTCGCCGTAAGTCACCTGGTTCTCGCAAGCAGTGTCGTAGGCTACGTCAGCGTCCGAGATGTACTCGATGTGCCGCACGATGCCGTCAAATATCTCAGCAACTTCGATGTCCGCTTTGTCGTCCGCAGGAATGACCTTGCCGCTGGGCCGGTTTTGCCGTTGGTCGTTGGTGACCTGCTTGACGTGCTGGGGCAGCTTGTTGATCGTCAGGCATGGCCTGGCGTTGATCGTCTGCCCTTGGACGCTGCCTCGCGTCGCCAACACATCTGCTGGCCACTGCCACTGGTTGTCGGGACTGCCTGCGGCAAAACGCAGGTCGTCTAGCTCATCTTCGCGGGACTCGCTGTAGGCCGACACAGCCATCGTAAAGCGGCTACGCATGGTGTTCAAATCGTCGGCGTCCCCGCCGGCGACTGACTTAGCCGCTTTGATGTCAGAGTTCATTTCTTCTTGGCGGCGGCGCGCTGGGTGGAATACGCAATCGCAACTGCTTGCTTGACCGGCTTGCCGGCCTTGACTTCAGTCTTGATGTTCTCTTTGAGCGTAGCGGATTTTTTCAGCATCACGATCCCATCCAGCTAGTTAGGACGCCTTGCGGCGCGTAAGATTTGCGCGGCGACTTGTCCACATACTCCCGATGCGCCACCGGGAACGCAAACGTCACCGCCAGTGCGTCGGCAGCGTCAGGACTGGCAAGACCTCTTGAGCGCATTTCCTTCTTGCCTTCTAAGAAGATTGTACCGCTAGAGTTAGGCTTCTTGGTTGGCCCCACCAGGTCCGCTTTGAGTTGCCGATCTTCAGGTATGGATGCGCTTCGCAGCCAGTCCTTCATCGTGCCCCACATCTCAGCCCGTTTGTTGCCCCACATTACCGAGTTCTTGGCCTTCCAGCCAAAGTTCACCCCGCGTACCTTATACCGCTGTTCATTCAGTCTGTCAAGTATACCATAGCCCAATCCACCCTCGTCAATCACCGTCAGCGTGGGTTTGTACTCTTCAATAGCGTCAATCACCCGCCCAACGATGGTCATGGTGTCTTCGCCCGAGTACCGTTTGATGCTCACGATGTCCCGGCCCTGGCGCACCAGTATGACCGTCGAGTCAGCGCCGCCCCGTGCCGGGTCGATACCTATGATCACTGGCGCCGAACTGTCCTTGTACCGTGGCCGCTTCATCGCCTCGTCCACCACCGTCGGGCTGATGAACTGATCCTCGCCTGCGCTGGGGAACTCCCCGTACACCTCGACCTTGGCCTGCGGCGAGTCCTCGCCATACTCCGCAATGATCTGATCGTAGACCGCTTTGTCGGTATCTTCGACCGTCCTAGCGTCCACGCTGCGGGCATTCCAGAATGCTCTCTTGGCGTTGAAGCACTCAAAGAAGTACCCTTCGTTGCGTCGTGGGTTGCTGAAAGCAAACCAATACCTGTCGGGCGTGTTCTCAGTGAAGAAGCCTGCCCCCACTTCCCAGATCGGGTTTGGTATGCCGCTGCTCTCATCGAAGATCAGCATCATCCCGTCCTGGTTGTGGACGCCCGCGTAGCTGTCAGGGTTCTCGGCTGACCACAGCTTGCCCTCTGCGGCCCAGTAGCGCGTACCTTTCTTCAAGTCACGCTCGACCAGTTCTGTGATCCACTTCGCTGGCACCAGTTTGGTGGCGCTCACCTCCCACCAGTGGGAATTCATCGCCATCGCCGCCCACTTGGTCAGCTCTGCCCAGGTCACCGACCGCAACTGATTTTCAGAGTTGGCGCTGACCACCACGCTCCCGCCGATGCGCGTGGTAAGCATCCACAGCACCAGCCAAGATACTAGGGCGCTTTTGCCAATACCCCGGCCTGATGAGACCGCTTCCCGTAGGGTGTCCATCTGGACCTTCCCCTTGTTCCGCTGGATGTGCGCCTTGATGTCGTTGAGCACCTCGCGTTGCCATTTGCGCGGGCCTTTGAAGTTGGCTAATGGGGTGTTCTTCTGCCCCCAAGGAAACACGAAGCGCACAAACGCTTCGGGGTCATCCGCAAGCGCGGGTGACCACAACTCGACCATGAGCCGTTGTTCACCCTCTGAGCTGTATATTGGGAGTTGCATCTTCGACGTAGGTTAGGCGAGCACGGGCTTCTTCAAGCGCGGTGATGACGCTGATCTTCTGATAGACATCGACGCTGATCTCTTGCTTGGCAGTCCAACCGTGGACGTGCTGAAGGATCGCTAGGCTGGCTTTGGCGTCGCCGTTCATCGACGCCTCGGACAGTTTTCCTGCATGCGCCATCTCAGCGTCGGCTTTGCCTTTTTGCGCCGCCATCTCGGCGATGGGGTCTAGCTGACACAGCCGCCTGTATTCAACTGGCAGCATGCCGGAGGCCAGAGCCAAACTGTCGCCTTTTAGGCCCAAGCGCGCTGCATCGTAAATCTGTTGCAGTCGCGCCTCAGTCGCCCTGATCTCCCTAATTTCTAACGGTAGGGATTTCATGCGCGGGAGTGTATCAGGTTTGTGTTACATGGTTTGTAGTATGAAAAAAATTGTTCGCGGACCCTTCGCCAGCGTGACCGGCCGGCGGCGGGCCCTACCCCCCCCTTCCTTGACTAGGCAACCATTGCCCAGGCAACCATTGCCTAAGCAGCCATTGACTAGACAACCATTGACTAGGCAACCATTGACTAGGCAAGTATGCTGCACTGCAACATGGCGCCAGAGCTGCGGCCTGTGGGTCGTGTGGGCTACGCCCACCAGGTTGCATACCCAATGATCGTGGGTCATGTGGGTCATGTGCCCGCAGGGGCTTGTGTGGGTCATGTGGGCTACGCCCACACGAGTCCAGATCAATACAGCTGGCTGCAACCCTTCGGCGTGGGGTTTTGGCGTGGGCGATTGTGTGGGCGCTCTTGGGTCCTTCGCGTGGGTCATGCGTTTACGGCGTGGTGGGTCATGTGGGCTACGCCCACGCGGCATGCCCCCTATACGATACGTATAGTTGCATATACAAGCAATTTTGATTAGGTTTAGACAAGTGATGACCCACATAGCCCACCACGAGGGAAAACGGCCTGCCCACACCATCGCCCACGCCCTCGCCCACGCCATCGCCCACGCTACCAGGGCGCATACCCTGTCAGCAGTAGGGGCATAGACAGCACACTACAAACCCTGTTACAGTCCCTACATGTCGCCGCGAACCCGCAGCGACGCAACCAAGGCGCAACACCATGACCCCCGACATCATTTGGAGCCTGATCCTGATCGGCGCCGCTGCGCTGACCGTAGCCGGCCTGACCATCGGCTGACATCAATCCGAAGCGGCCTTGGCCGCTTCACTAGTGGAATAAACAAAAAATGCGCAACCCCTACAGATCGCATCTTGCAGCTCTTGGCCTAATCTATCGGCCGATTCTTGGCACCGCGTCAGCGAAGACCGTCAAGGGCCAGAAAATCGGCATGCTGACGGGCATCATCTACCTCGTGCCTGATGCGACGATATGCGCAATGGCGAAGCTCGCGGGGTGCATGATTCCGTGTCTGGCAACTGCTGGACGCGGCGCCTTCCGCACGATACAGAAACAGCGGCAGGCCAAAACCGATTGTTTTAAAACCGATCAGCGCGCCTTTATGCTCTCGTTTGCTGCCGATGTTTGGACGCTGGCACGCTCTGCAGCCAAACGCAAGATGACGCCTCTTGTCCGACCCAATGGCACCAGTGACATCCTGTGGGAAAACATAGAAGTTTGTGATGGCCTGAACATATTTCAATGCTTCCCGGATGTTCAATTCTACGACTACACCAAGCATCCATCCCGCAAGTTAGAAGGGAAAACTTGCGGGAATTACGATCTGACCTACAGTTTTTCAGGCATTACCCCTATCGCGATCACGCACAAAGGATTGCTCAACCCTGACAATTCTAGGGTTGCCGTGGTCTTCCACAAGCGAAGCGAGATTCCGACAAACTTCCGTGGGTGGCCCGTCGTCGATGGGGACAACACCGATGTTCGGCACATCGAACCAAAAACCGTTGTTGTTGCCCTCTATTCGAAGGGCAAAGCAAAGCGCGATTTCAGCGGGTTCGTCCAGCACGCTGGCGTTAACTATTGATTTTCAGGGCATGCGCTAGCGGCGCATGCCCGGGCAATCCGTCCGATTAGGGGTCAACCATGAGCCATAAAAGAATCGACAAAGCCGCCGCAGCCCTCGCACGCATCGGGTTTTCGGAAACCACCATCGCATCCTGGCGCAAGTGGGTGGCCGACGGCTGCGGCTACAGCCATGCCAGCGGCAAGCGAGACTTGCGCAAATGGGCGCACTACACGCGCCGCGTCTACAGCCTCAGGGGGTTTTGATTAGCGATGCATTGTTCGCCGTCGCGCCCGG